GACGTGAGATCATATTGCCTGGACGGGTATCCTGCATACGGATCATTGAGAAGGTGTTCTTCATTGAGAACGGGCTGGTGTAGTTCGGAGTTCCACCTTTAATGGAAAGTGTCTTCTCTACAATAGACCATTCTTTTGAGAACTTCTTACCGGCCTGAAGCTCGGCATAAGGAATAAACAGGTTTGGATCACCTGTGAAAAGTTCACATTCATAATCCCACTGTCCACCATTTGGTTGTGGTATACCAACAATCCGAATAGGATAGACAGAATTCTTTTCACCAACGATCAGGTTAGTGTCAGAAAAATAAGCCTCTGGGAATGTAAGGGTAAAGCGGGCACCATTTTTACCTACCTGCGAGGAGGTACTAATGGAACTGCCATTTACAGAACATTCTGTCAAAGGAACATTTTTCTTAGAGGATCCCTGCAGTCTCCAGCGGAAGTCATCATCGGTTGCCATGTACTTAGGCTTGAACTTCTTTAAAAAGTTCGCAAAGTTTGTTCCTTTGTTTGCCTTGTACAGCATGTCAACCATCTCCCCTGCTTCTTGCGGGTGTGCTTGATAGATCGCTCCCAAGTGATTTTTAGTGGTCAATCCTGACCAATCTTGGGGTTCATACTCTTGTAATGGTGATACTCGTTGCATTGTTTTATATTTAGGACGATTAAAGTTTTATTATTTAAACCATAACATTTTGTGGGAAGATAAAATCCTCATTTTCTTTTTTGTTTGATTTTCCTTCGGCACCGGTTGTTGACCTGTTGTTTCTGGACTGCTCGCTTTTGAGTTTCTCGGCCAACCTCTTTGCAGCCGTAGATTCACTTGTTTTCATAAAAGTCTGCAGATCCTTATTTTTAAGATCCTTATCAAAGAATCCTTTTTCAATAAAGTAATTCAATCTCATCTCAAAAGCAATAGGATCCTGCTTGCGAACACTCATAACCCTACTCACTGGTCTTTTACTTCCATCTGGCATTTTTTCATAACCAACAGGAACAGTCATGCTTTTAATCAACTGTTTTTTTTCTGCCTCTTTAAGCTCCATCCCAGGAAGAATCTCTTTGACGGCCTCTACCGTTGAGTTGATCTTTTCGGTGATCTCAGTGCGTTTCTTCTCATTATTTACTTTTTGCTTTTCAGCATCCTGCTTGATCTGTTCACGCTCTTGTACGATCATCTGATTGATCTCTCCCAGGCTGTCTTTGGATTCATCAGCAAGTTGATCTTTATCCTTGGCTCCGGAAATTAGACGCTCAATACGCGCATCAGAGAACCCTTTCATAGAAAGGTAGTCCCGATAAACAGCCTCCTGCAACTCCTCATTCTGATCAAGGGCCTTTTCATCTATACCACTAAATCTTTCTTCAAGGGTATAGTTCTCTGCCAAATCATCAAAAGGAATTCCTTTTTCAAGGGAATCAATAAAATCCTTTGCTCGTTGGCCAAGGCCATTTTTAAATTCATCCACACCCTCTTTAATAGAATCTTGTAACTGAGACTGAATGTGTTTGTTGATTTCAAGAATAGCCTCTGCTGGATCTTTGTCTTTTAATGATTCAAGATCAAAATTGGGGAGTACGCCTTCTTCCTGAAGAGCCGCAGCATGGAGATATACAGGAGATTCATTCTCATCACGATTGGACGTACCCCCCTTTTTTGAGTCATCTTTGTCGTCACCTTCTTTAGCTGCTTGATTTGTCTCCTTCTCCTTCTCTGTTGTCTGTTTTTCTATGTCACTATCGGTCTTATCATCGACAATGATTCTGTCTTTATCGGGATCAAAACCCTGATTATCTTGTGATTTTGATTCGTCTTTCTCTACATCCTCTACCGGCTTTCTCTCCGGTGGATCTTCTATTACGACTGTATCATCTGTAGAGGCATCTCCAGTGCCCACATCAACAGTCATAAGATCGCTCTGAAAATCATCCATATTGATGTTTCCAAAGAGATCGTCATTTTGCTGCTCATTTTGTTTTGCCATACTAATTTCTCCTTTTAAGTTATACAATGTTAATAATAAGAGTACCTGATAGCAACAGTATCACCACTACTGAAATTACATTTTAAATACTCTTTATAGATAAAATATAAAATTTAATTTTATAAATATTTTTTTTATACTTTGGCGGGCTTTCTTTTTGAAGCGATTTTAAGGTCATTCTGAAGCTTCATGTTTAACTGCTCCTTCTCGGCTTTCAGTTGATCATAGAACTGCTTAGCTTTCTCCTGACGCTCTTTACGTCTTTCCTGCAGCTCGAGTCTTTGTTTCTGAATGTCAGCTCTGATTTTCTCCCGGTCTACACCGCTTTTATCTTCGGCTTCTATCTGTGCCATCTTCGCTTCAAGCTGCATCTCAGCTTTGGTAATGTCAGCCTCTATCTTGCGATCCTCCATCGCGTATTGTTGTTCTGACCGCATCATCTCGATACGCTCCATAGACTGTTGGATCCTTTCCTGACTCTGCATCTGTTCCTGACGAATACTATCTTCACGCTCCTGAGACTGTTTCTCACTATTTTCTAATTTGCGTATCATGCTGCTTACCGAAGTGTCACGGTAAATAGTGAAGATATCCTTGAACGATGCCTTATCATTTTGTAGTGCGGCCTGAGATAATTGACGGATAGCCTGGATAAGTTCTGCATCATTTTGTCCGTCTGAGATGTAATACCCATATTCCGCCTCTGAAAATTCACGTCCATCAATAGTGAATATGTGTGATATTAGACCATCATCGACATATTGTAGTTTCTTCGAAGGGTTGTTTTTCCAAGCATACTTGGAAGTTTCAAGTAAGAGCATCATAGCGCGTATCTTGGTATTGTCATGAACACGAAACCACTCCTCTGTAATATGTGAACTTTGTGTTACACTTCTTTCTACACCGCCAAGGGTTTCTCGGTTATCAATCTGTCCTTCTCTTTGTGGCGTGATACCTGCAATTTCTCCAAGTTCAACTTTCACATATCGGGCAAGCTCAAGATTGGCCCGTATGATATCCGAGCTGTTCAGATTCATCACGTTGCTGTTGCGCTGCTTTATAGATCCAATCATTTTTCCCTGGGCAACACCTTTTTTACCTGTATTGAAAGAGTCCGTTATTTTATAACCGTTGGCTTCGGCATACATCATTACCAGTTCCTCATCCCATCCATCGGGGATCTCTGCAAGGTCAAGTTCAGCGATAACGCCTTTATTTCTTGCACTGGCGAGTTCAGTGCGCTTCATGTAGACATTATACAGATACTTATATGGTTTGATGCGATCCATAAGAGATACGGATTTTCCCTTACCAATAGAATATACCGTACCTACATAAGGGGGAAGACAGATAGATGGATTTGTCATGTTGGATCCTATACGTGGCAGGGGCTCGATTTTTTTATACATACCATCCGGACCACCAATACGATAACCTTGATACCACTCGTTAATCCAAAACCACTCTATTGTCCATCCAAGATCTTCAAATCTTTCAATTGGAAAATTCTCATCAACCAGTGTTGTCTGAATATTCCCACTCGGATCCGGATAACTTAACTCACCGATTTTTCTTCTGCTTCTCCAAACAGTCCTTGTAACACGGATGTTTCCATTCTCATCATATGAACCTCCATGGGCCCATGAATCTGATCCGTCTACAACAATAAGTTGGGAATTGCTCATCTCACGGGATTCTTGTGAAGGATCAACCGGTCCACGAAGAGTCCTATTACCGTTGTATCTTGATTCATTAGATCCAGTTTCAAGCTTGTCAATCTCATTCGGGGTAAGTACATCCCAAAAATCATCGATCACCTTTCCAATAGGATCATACCCATCATCGACAATTACATCTGAATCCTCAATATAGTTGCTATTACCTCCAAGGGTTGATATATGAACGGGGTGTTTTTTAAATAGCTTGGGCTCTCCATGCTCTATATCGGCTGCGTAAATTTCTTCTGCGGAGATAAGTACATCATAAAAAGCATCTGAAAATAAATCTTTTAGTCTTTTTGTGTACCAGTGGTAATCCATGATTCGCGTTCCCATAAGCTCACCCATATCCTGGAACTCATACTGCTGATAATGCTGCAGCTGCTTTATTCGCTTCTCTGCCATCTCGGGAGCATATTCAGCGTTCATCACCTCTTCGAAGATA